GGAAGACCTGATAGTGATCTTGCGGTGCTTCCCTGTATCCTCAAGATGCCACACTTCAGACATCTTTACTGGGATCTCTGACTGCATTTTACCACCCACTAGAATGGAAACCATCATTTGGCCTGTGATTTCGTCCTTCGAGGGTACGTCTTCGTGTGCAATGAATATACAGTGTTTATTGTATGATCCAGTCGTTTTGAGCAGAGAAGTAATTCCCTGCATAGTGTAGGAGTTTCGTCTACCATACCCTTGGAGAGTGGGAGCTTCCATAGTTGCTCCACGGACCTCTGTGACACCAAATCTAAGAGCCATCTCGTTAAACGAAGTGACAGAATCAAACACCACAGTCTCAATCTTAGAATTGTCCTCCAAGAGCCCCTTGATCGAGGCTGTATCCTCACGCTTGAACGTGGCAACAACATTAGGGTTCTCCTTGCTGTAGTCAGCTATGAAGATGTCCTCTTGATCCATTAATGAACTTGTTCCGTCGATGTCGAAATTGACCCAAAGTATTGGTCTAGGAGCTGTAGCCGCGAGGGTAGTTTTACCAGCTCCACTCGGACCCCATAGAACCATATTCATCCGACGGGCTTGTGTCTTCGGAGTGGTAAGTTCAATCTTGCCCAGTCTCATTTCCATTGGGAACCTCCTGTATTGCGTTCTTGATCTGGTCAGCGTACTTTAATAGGAGTTCGCCTACTTCTGCTCTGACCATGTTATTAGCAAATGGCTTGTTGAGATCATGACCGGCTAGATCTTCTGTAGTGTCGATGATCTCGTCGTCAATCTCTAGATTGATGTATGCTGGCATTGTCCCTCACTGTAATAGGATTCCACGATATCCAGCATTGAACAGTTCCTTCAATCGCCTGTACAATTCTGGTTCTTTCTCACGGATCATGTGATACTCCATTCGACGCTCGAATGGCATCCTCATGAGTGCCTTATCGACTTCTCTCTTGGCAACTAGTTGTCGTGCAGGGGTGACCATTCGTCAAACTCCATCTCTTCAAGTATCTGTCTCCTTTCCTCGTCATCTTCCGCTGCACATAGTGGCAGGAATGAACAAGTACGGAAGTATCGAGAACAGGAGTGCGTATACATGGGAGCTTTTACCACATCGCCTGTGTATTTCTGTTCCATATCGACAGTAGTGATAAACCAATGTGCCCAACGTTCGAACATGTCCTGGCTGCGATTCACTGGCTCTTTACGTATACCCTCTGCGATTTGACGACCAAGGGGAATACGCATTCCAGATACAAGTGCCTTGTGGCAGGGTTCGTTAGTAAATGAGGCAGCCGCCAAGCAGTATCCAGTGATCTGATGGGATAGTACCCATTGAGAAAGCCAAGCGTCAGATAGGCCAGAACTCGTCTTTTCCTCAATGATAATGAGGTTGTCCTTGTCCCAATGTAGGCCATCCATTTTGCCAGTAAATCTGGTTTGTGTGTTGATGTCATCATCAAATCCGAAAGTGACAACAAGATCGAAGGGTATCTCGATTCCAATGTCGGACTGAGGATCGTTAGTATCTCGTATCCAAATTGGATATCTTTCCATGTCGTATCGATCACACCAAGCAATAAGGGATTCCTCGATGTTACTGATAGTTCTGTTTCTATCGGAGATGTCATCGTAGTATCCACTGGTGTTGAGTGTTTCGAGTACGAAGTTTAGGAGGTTGGTTCTCTCGGTAGCGGTGTTTGATTGAGTGGCAAGAAGCTCTCTAAATCGATCCGCACCAAATAGCCTATGTCCGTGGAAGTCGCAGAGATCGCTATGTCTTTTTCCCGTACCGCTGTAGTGTCGAAACTGGAACCATCTTCCAGCACTAAAAGCTTGATGGGATACATCCCCGGCTTCAAGTGCGAGAGCCCTTCCGGCATTGGGCATACGAAGGTGATGTCCATATCTAACAATCCCCCATGTAGGACAAGTGTTGATGTTCATGAGTTTGGTGTTGTCGTAGGCTGAGAGATACTTATCTTCCTCAGTAGTAGGACGCATCTCAATGCTAGTGAGTTGGGCCATCATCACCATCCCCTGGATCACGAACCTGCATTTGATCTAGTGCGCCCTTCATGTTGTCAGCAACAGTTACCATTGAGGCTACCATGTCGATAACCCTGTCATACATCTGAGCAAGTACGAGTAACTGTTCACGTATGACTGACTGCTGTTCAGCAAGGGCTTCGATGCATTGAAGGACTTGTGGATCGACTCTGCCTTGACAGCGTTCACGGACTTCTCTGGCTTTAAGTGCCATTATGACTTCCTTATCTGTACGTTGTCATCTGGGTGAGTGACTTCCTCGAAGACAACAGGCCGTCCACTCGAACTATCTATGCTACGTACTAGATGCTCTCGGATTGACTTGCCTCTATCATGGAGAGTATCCTTGTGTACGAGGTGACACTCATCCCAACCTACTCCATCTTCCTCGTCCCACTCATCATCTGGTCCACGATTCATACTTACGAATGTCTCCCAGAAGTCTTGCATACGCTTGGGACTAGAGAAGTCGAAGCTCAGTCGATAGACTTTAGGTCTACTCATAGTTCTAGCTCCAGTTTGATTGCACGTAGCTTGATAGACCTCTTCTCAAGAGCATCCATCACCTTATCTGCTCGTACCATCTCCTTCTCGAACATCTCAAGTTGCTTGTTGAGTTGTCCTTCTAGGTGTTGCTTACGAGCCTCTGCTTTAAGGAGTACAGCCTCTTCATAGGCTTTGATGGGTGCGAGTCTACGTTCTCGTATACCATCTATGAAGGCTTCATGTTCTTCATCACTCATCTCACCGGCATGTTTACGGTGGATGGGTGTGTCTCCCTTCATTCCGCTGCTCCAATCTGATAGTAAGTATTACCTGCACGAACCTTCTCAGCAGACTTCTTTGCCTTCTCGATTACCTCCTTTTCCACACCCAACAAACGTAACTCAGTCATCAAGTCCTTGGCAGCTAATGCTACCCCATTATTGTTACGCTTCTTAGAGAAGTGAAAGGCACCATTGGTAGCGAGAGTGACAGTCTGTCCAGGCTTACCGTCAGGATCAATGCTGGCCTGTCGAAGTGATTCATCCATCACTTCCTTAGCTAGCTTGAAGTTGGTAGCGAAGTTAGGACCGAGGTGGGAGAAGACTGCCAATGCACACATAGCCCTGTGAATCTGAAAGTCTATCTCGTTGTCCTTGTTACTGTCTGTAGTGGGGGTGAATTGGGATTCGAGTTGACTGATGTAGGTTCGTACAATCTCATCGAGTTTCAGTGTCATCTCTGACAACTGCATTGCAAGTTCAGTTGAGCGCATAATCTCACCTGTAGTGCTGAATCTGTTTGGGCTTCAGCTCTTTGTTCTCAGCGTGTCGAATCATTGCCAACCGTGCTGACTTGAACAGGTTGTCGGACTCGATAGTGTCCTCGTATTTGATGCGAACGCTGAATGTGATATCTGACTCTCCGTTGTTCGAGGACGAACCATACTGCTCAGTCTCGACTTTCAGTTGGATTGTCTCATCGATCCCAGCCCTACGCATAGAGTCGAGACACCTTGCGAATAAGACACAGACTTCCTCATGGATAGCATCATCGTCCAGTGAGTTCTGTACGAGTTGTGGAATGAGTGGGTCGTCATGGACCATTACGTCAGGACAGATACTCAAGCAACTGGCTAGGAAGTAATCAGAGTTGTTGTCATCGCCAATTGCACAGTGTATTGTTCCATAACTGATGCTATCACTAACTGTATAGTCAGCCCCAAGCACACGCATCACATCAGACGATCCAGTTTGCACAACAAGATCGTCCACTTGAAACTTACCGTCCTTCATGGTATTCCCCTTTTTGGTAGTGGGAGCCTATAGTACCATCACTGTACTTGCTCCCTATGCTGCTAGTCTCTCGAATGTGTCAGTGCTTAACCAACTACGTACTTGCTGTTCACGGTGCAATAGCGTAGCTGCACTGTGATCATTGTTAGTCTCACGAATCGAGAACTCGCCCTCGTTGTGAGTAGCGAAGTAGGTGGCTGCACTGTATAATGCCCATACAGTACGACCATGAGTGAGACATTCGATGTGGAATTGTCGCATCATCTGTTCGACACGACGTTCGCTGATCTTAGGCATGGCTTCGTAACACTCACGCGCATCGTCGTCAGTGATCTCCTTACCTACCCACTTTTTCCACTGTTCAGCCTGAGTGTAGAAGATATCGATTGACTTCCTGAGCTTATCATCCAGCTTGGGGACGGTAAGCCCGGCGGTATGTCGTTTAACCATCAAGTCGTATATTCCTGACACCATACCATTTGTACAGAAGAAATCGATTGCGCCGTTGTAAAACTTGAACGAGGATGAACCATCATACCCGTTAACAACGATAGTTCGAAAGGCGACATGACTAGTCCTCGACTCAATGTCGGTCGTGATTGATGGGAAGATGTAATTGCGGATACACATACTTCCATGATATGACGACTGGTCTGTTCGCTGCACTCCTCGCAACTGATCATCTGTCATAACCTCTACAAATGTACGCTCAATCTGCTGGCATAACTCCTTCATTGGTAGAACCTTGTAGTTCTTACCAACATGACCTAGCAAGATAGGATTTCCTTGAGTGTCGCTACGAGCAATGTACTTGGCATTGTCGTCTTTGTACCAACCTTTCCTACCCTCTGCGCCAGCGGGTAGCTCCCATGTTGGGAAGTATAGGCTGGATTCATCTGAGAAAAGCTCTTGGCGCTTGGCCTCGGTCTGTTGGTTGGTCACCTCTGGGAACTGGACAACATTCATGACACACCTCTTTGTTCTTCATTGAACAGAACACCCTTTTACCACACAAACGGGTGTGTGTCAAGGAGTAAGTTCGGGTTGCATGTCAACACGACGTAAGATGCGGTTGTTAATATCATCCCAGTCGAGAGGAACGCGTACGTCCTGTACTAATGGCTGACACAGCCTCTCTAGATATGCCGTATAATTCAGCAATGGCCTGTTGCGATCTTCCTTGGTCGAGAAGTTTACGTATTGAACGAACAACTGTCTGACTGACTCCATGTCTTTCCCTTTCTACCATGTCATCTGAATTGTCCTGTTTAGTTCCCCAATCCAGATGATGAGGATTGCAACAAGTCCTGTTATCACAACTGTGCCTAGCAATAAGTCCATCAAGTGGCGGCGGACCCTTGACCGCTTCCAACGCGACCGAGTAACTTGGACGGCGTTTCCCATCCATAGTAAAGTAGGGGCGGCCATCCTTCTTGTTGAGTTTCCCTTTCCATTCCCAGCAGGCATTGAGATTCCCTTCATGCATGTTGATGTGTAGGAATACGTCAGCTAGTGTGTTTTTGCGTGGCATCAGTCTTTCCCGAACTCATAACCGTACCGCAAGATACAGTCACGACAGCGATAGTTCACAATCTCTTTCGTTGTACTGTTATAGTAATCTGAGTAGTGCCCAGTATAGCGTCCAGGGTTAGTCTCATCAACTACAAAGTCAACACCAGTGATCTCACGTATCTGATCGTGTGATTGGTCATACTTCTCGAACCTAAACACATGATCGACTGCTATGATGTGAGAGTTCCAGTGAGTTAGCCATGATAGTGGTGAGGCATTGTGAAACGCTGCCAATGCTGGCCTACCTTGCAGGAACTGTTCGAATGTGTGAGTTTCAGTCGCCATGATGCTCCAGAATGACACGTACCAGCTCCAGGGATTGCGAACGAAGCCGAATGTCTTGTACTTGTGGTAGTCTTCATGTCTATGGTACATGAAGTGTGCCATAGTAGGGTGTGGAATGCCTGGAACCTCTTGATGTAGCGTTACATGCTTGCGTAAGGCTTGAACAAGAGAGTTACTGCCTGTCCTGGTGGTTCGTATGAATACGAACTTGTTCTCATTGCACAACATGGCTAAACATTGTCAGCCATTGCTCGTAGACGCTTACTTACACGAAGTCGGAGCCTACTCCACGCATTTTCAAGCTCATCGTCTGCAAGTCCCTTGACATTCACCTCTTCAGTGACATCAATCCTTGCACTCTCGTAGTTACCTGTTTTGATCGTCCTGCCGAATGTGCAAGACATGCTTGTGGTCTTCTCCATTATGTATCCTCCATTTCGAAGACGGACTCTGTGCCGTCCTCATGCCATGTTACACGATTCACCTTGCCGTTGTCAAGTAGTTGGATGAATGTGCCTAGTGTGAAGTCACCATTGGCAGTGAGCCAGATACGCCAGTAAGACTCTTTAATTACTGATCCTTGTGATCCTTTAATACTATAGACTTCCTGTCTCTCTACTCGTAACACCTTGATGGCTGTTTGTAGTGTGAACTTACGTGGTATAGTCATGTTAATCACATATCATGACTATTGTGTAGGCTATATTGATGCCTAGAGCGAATGTTAGTGTTATTGTAGCGATGTATACCCATTTCATAGCATTTAGCCTTAGTCGCGAGGGTAGTTTTACCACAGGCCACAGTTATGAACCCTCTATGCAAATGAAAGTGGGAGTGCATTGTCGGCAATGTGCCGGTCTACACTCCCACCTCACACAATGGTACAATCCCGCTAGCTCCTAGTGTGTCTAGCCAGGACTACCAATGTGTTCTAGTTAGTCGCAGCTTGCTTCTCCTGCCTCGCCTTCATCTTCTCATTGGCTGCGGCAGTCTGATTGCGGTTGAACGCTGCACGTGCCTTGATCTGCGCGTAAGTCAACTGATCCAGGTCACGACTGATCTCATCGTGGGACTGGAGATAGATGACGAACATGATGCCAGCAGTCCGCATCCTTGCACGGAATTGTTCGACTCGGCCCTTCTGATTGTCCACTTGGACATCGTGAGGTATTTCATCATTGGTGTGCTCGTCTTCCTTGTTCGTCTCGCCAAACCAACTGTTGACGACGTAACTCTCACCCATAATGCCTTCACTCTCCATACGCTGGAGACGCTGTTCGGCTTGAGGCAATAGCGTACCTCCAAGGTACTCCAACTGCCTCTCCATAGCACCAGCCACTCCGAAGTGGAGTTGCCGCGCCAACCACGCATCGTCACAAATGAGTTCGTGGAGCGTCTTGGCTTGGATGATCTGTTGCAGCTCTTGATCGTTCTCGGTGACTTCGAGATCGTTCACGTATTCGGTGACGTTAAACATGGTACTGTTCTCCTATATGTGAGTGATTGTGTTTAGTATGGTCGCAATGAACCACTTTTACCATGCAGATAGAAGTTCTGGAGGTCTTGAATCTCCAACTCTTGGTTCGTAACTCGATGAACCCGACCATCCTCGATGGTGTCGAAGAACTCCTGTGTTGTTGGTACTCTGTTAGGCCATGTGAGCCTACGTGACTTCAACTCTTCACGTAGCCATACTGGTAGGTTCTCGAATGCCATATCTCCATGTTCATTGAGATAGGCGTGGATCTCTTCATCTGTCATGTACATCCTGCGTCTCCAGGGCAGTGATACATTCAGCGCGAGGACAGTTTTATCACTACGCGCATGTTCGAATCGCTTGCCGTTGCCTAGTAACAGGCTGTACATGCCTAGTCCCATTCTTTCATCACGTAACCTCTCTTGTTTGATGCGTTGTTGTTCGAAGTGTTTGTTACACTGTCGATGTATCAGTCTCTTGCACCATTTCGTATTACGGAATGGATACAATACCAATGCTCCTATTCGCATCGTTTTCCCTTTTCCAGACACAAGGAACTTTTACCACAGGACCAAGCACAACAGGTGCAAACCCAACCAACCGTTACGATCCTTCCCTCGCTCTCCATGTTTCATGGTATCGGTCGAATAACTCACCACGTACAAGCATGAGTATTCCACCCATCTTGTTCTGTCCTCCACCATTGTGTCTTGAACAGTGACAACTACCCCAGTAGTTATCATGCCACATGTTGCCTTCGATGATGGGTACGTCTTGCGTATCCATCAAGGAATTGGCTAGCTCATCATTGTTGAAGAACTTCTGCTTCACCAACTCATACATGATGTCATACTTGACCTCATCCCAATCACTACGCATTACCAATCTACGGCCTGCTCTCTTCGCCATGCCTGGCGTGTTCATGTGCATGATGCGCCAGTGTTGCCGTTCATCCTCTGTCTTTGCAGCTTGGTATGCGTGCTCGACAGTTGGATACACGATGCTGCTTGGCCCTATCACTGTCGCAGGCCAGAAGTTGGATAGGAATCTGTACTTGCCTTGGAACTCAGTGATCATGAGTCATTTCCTTTCACGAACTGTCCGCAATACGTCATCGGGTGTCTTGCGACTGCCAATACCTGCGTAGCTAGGCATACTTCTTCTCCCTATATTCCTCGACCAATCTCTTCAGCACATGGCCGTGGCATTGCAATGGTACACACCAACATGCAAGTCGATGTACGTCTTCATGTTCCATCAAATCACTCAACAACTTGATCAACTGTGGACGCTCTACAATCCACTCTTCATATTTGGCAATGACCTCTCGTCTGTTGCCATCTCTGCCAATGATGAATGGATTGCCCCAAGGACTAGATCTATCGATCTTGATCTTGGGCTTGATCGATGGATCTTTTATGTTCGTTACTGTTATCATATCTCATACTCCCAATAGGGCCACCAAAGCCGGCAGCCACGTTATAAGCCCAACAACACCCACACAACAAGAGAGGGCACACACGAAAAGGCAGGCGACAAACATGCCAACTGACCGGACCTTTTACCACAACTACTCACAAGACACATGGAAACACTGGACTTATACCCTTGCAACTGACTTGTCGTCGTCATCAGGGGTTAGGGTGAGAGTGTTAAGTGGTTGATATCATTGGATGTTGGGTTGTGCTTGCTGATGTGGCACTAACACACTCAAACTGTGCCTTATGTGTCATGTCATCGTCAGAAAGTCGTTAGAATAGCACACATGGCGACAGTCAGGGCTGTTTTACCCTCATTCGCGATAGTAATGGCCGTACTAAGCACTGTAGGCAAATGAGAGTGCGAGTGCCGACTTAGACACTCGCACTGTTCATCTCGCAGTCTAGCTGGCGAACTGGTTGCCGTAGACGACGTTCTTCTTGAAGAGCTGGGTCGATACGCCAGTCATCGGATCGTCGATGTCGTAGACGAAGTAGTGGTCGTCGTACTGGTGGCGCTGCTTGCACAGTTCGATGTGCTTGGCGATCTTCGCGTGGCACTCGGCCTCGGTCTTGAAGGTCCACTTCAAAGTCCGTGGCGCGGCGTTAACGAATACGCAGCGGAACGTGCAGGTGCCGTTACCGAAGCGCACGATCTCGTACACAGTGGACTCGTACTGTGCGGCTTTCTCGAACGTGACGGTTGCACCAGTCTCGGTCTTGGCAAACATAGCCATGATGGTAGCTCCTATGTGGCCTGAGTGGGCGGCGACCGTGATGGCAGCCTGTTATAAACCCAACAACAGGTTCGCAAGACAGAAGACATTGAACATCCGTGCAAGGCTGTTGTTGTGGTGGGGGTGGTCTTTTGTTGTTGTCTTTTACTCCCCCCGGTGATTTCAAACACGGGGTTTACAGGATATGCGCTCCGGCCCAATTCAGATCAACCACCCCCCCCCACTCTTCAAAACCGGGACTCCGATTGTGTGTCACTTAACTTGACAGAGTGAGCGACAGACTGGGCAAGGTAGGGAACCGGGCAACT